GGGGGGGGTGCCTGATACTTTAAGGCTTAGCACCTGGTAGGAGTGTGCATCTCCGGGGTATGGCTATGAACACTTTTGGCGTCCATAGTGGTTTTATCGATTAACTCCAACGGGTTATTTTGTTACCTAAGGTTACCGCCCTAATAGTAAGTTTAACGTCAGCAACTATCATTTTGACAAAGTTTCCTAATAATCCCTCTCAACCAAAGCATCTATCATTGGAGCATAATAGATGCATGGAAGCATGATGGGATCTATAGTTTGTAGTGTGGATATAAATTGCTCCATGTCATCGATAGTTAAACCATATCTTTGGAAGACAAAATCATTCCAGATGTCGTATGGGATATCGACCAGATCTTGTTCAATTTGCCAAAACTCGAGACATTCCTTTTCAGTCTTTACGTCCTGACATATTCTAACAATCTCTGCATCCAGAGCTCGGTAAAACCAATTTGTTTTCATATTACCATATCCTAGCCACTGTGCTTTCAATAATTTTCTTGCTCTATCATTGGGGTTTTTCGCGTTTTTCATAATAATGTTGTGTGGTTTCAAAACTTTACCAAATTTTGATAAAAACGATGGTAACCTAACCCAATGATATTTCTCGTCATTACCCAAAAGGAAAGCTCCTTTGAGAAACGATGCGGCTGAAATAGTTGTATGTATAGCCATATCTCTACATATCAAGCCGCATTCATCAAATGTCTCTATAGCATCTTGTTTATATTTGACCACATCTAAGATTTGCTCATTAAAAATGTATGTGGCAGTTAGAGCATTTGTGAACGAGTTGACTAAACAAGTCCCTGGTTCTCCGGTCAAAAGCTGATCGACCCTGGTTTTCTTCCCATAAATATAATTACAGTTTGGAAGTTTACCATGACCTTTCTTAACTTTTGTTTTCATGTTTAAGTCTTTTTTATACATGTTATCTCTCAACGTGACAAGTTCACCATATCCATTATTGATTAAAACTTTGGAAAAAATATCGCGTAAACCTCTATGGTGAGTTCTGTCATATCTGGAAAAATCGTTTTCGATAACATACATACGCGGGCCGTCTAATTTCAACATCCATGTATCATCACCCATTACTAATTGTCCTGTTAATCCATTGTCTATCAAGTGGTTAACGAAAGCGTCTAATGAGGATGAAGTAGCTCCGCAAGTGAAATATATTTTGTTGTTGAATCCATTATAAGATAGTCCATTATTTGCGTGTGGACCCCAGTATTCAGACAACCAGTGAGATATTTCTGAAGTTATTTTCCCCTGCAAATAGAAATCCTCACCTGACAGATTACAAATAAATCTAGCTACCGATTTATTTAAACCATTAATTATTTCATCATTCTTTATTTGGCAATTTATGACAGATTCAGTAATTCCATTATCATGCTTTTCTTTTGTTTTCTTGATATTGTCTTTTTGAATTTTTGTTAAGTTTCTATACCAGTCTGGATCATCTATATGTGAGATTGGCATGTCTTTCACAATATCTAGCAAGTGGAATTTATGAGTGATTTTCTTAAATTTAGAGTTATCATGAAGTGTAATTCTTTCCAAAATGGTAGCACATTGATTATCCCATGTAGCTGCTGGACGAACCATAGAATTAACACAGTACATCATAGGATATATACCTTCATAATTGTCATCATCGTCTGCTTTTAAGGGAGACAAAACTTGATATGGTTTGTTCTCTTGACTCCCTTTTGGAATTGGTAGTTTCCTAGCAGGTAAATAAGGAGCATGGAATTCTTCGACGATGGGTTCGTACTGAGGTGGATTACCTGTGTGTACGTATGTGCAATATGCATTGAACAAAGTACCCGTTCTCTCTGGGCGATACTGTTTGTTCTTGTGTTTTCTTAACCTATCTGAAAACTTCCATGTGGAACTTTGTTTATGCCAATTATAAGTTCCCCAATGACCATATTTTAGATACTCTAAATAAGCAACAATCTTGTATCCATATGGCACACTTTTTATAATCTCTTCAAGGTACCTTGAAAAGTTGGGGAATGTATGAATTAGCGTGTGAGGCAAATCTCTTCCAGGAAAACGTCTTGAACCGAACCATATCGTTTTCCATTCTCCAGCTCCTAAAGCATGCATATCGCGGAATTTTCCTCTAACGTAGTAGTAAGTTAACAATGAGGCTCCAACATAAATACCTGTTTTAATAGCTCCATACAACCAAGGATTAAATACTGGCGGTTTAGTATGAGTACTATAGATATTCCTTTGAGTCTCAAAAACGTTAGCGTTTCCTCTATTTAATCGCAACATGTATTCTGCTTGTCTTTGTTTGTAGCAGAAGAAAAAATTTCTATATTGCTCTAGGAGTTTTTGCCATTGACTTAGTCCATATCTAGTAGAATATTTTGTCATATAGTCCGATATTTTTGGGTCGGATTTGAGTAACAATTCATATTGTCTATATGTCATAGTGTTAACAGTATTCTGATATGGTATGACCAATTTGAGTAGACTCTTTGGTAGAGTTCCTTTTCTTTTCACTTTATATTCAAAGATCCATGCAAAGTGTCTTGTAGTGACATACTCAAATTCTTCCTCCTCTTCCATTTCACAATCCTCTTCTGTGGATTCCTCGCTTTCGTCATCGTTGTCGATCTCAACGGCATTAATTGGTGGGCGATTTGGATTGTTTAATGGGGGAGGGGGAGGAGCGTCTGGAATATTAACGTTTCCAGCCACGCCAACATTAACATTTGGTTGAAAATTGTTATGTTGTGGTACAAACGCTGCGCGTGATTTATTCAAGAGTTTGTCTCTTTTCTCTCTCCTCGTTGGTGATTTTTTACTTCTTGTATCTTGTTTGTCTTTCTTAGGAGCGTAATCGTCACCATGAAAACAGCGATTACACAATCCTGACCAGTTCTTAGTATTAGCTGGTTTTTTAATTAACATATTGCAGGAAAGACATGAGGTTTGTCTTTTTGTTTGGCAGGACGGACAAACGCGACCTTTTTCAGAATTGTATTGGGATCCACATCCGACACATTCGGTAACATTTTGACTTTTTCTTTTTACTTGATCCATGGGGTTTTGGGTAAATTTTTTGAAAAGTTGGGGTGTTAGTGACTGTGGCCACCCGTTAGGGCGGTTGCAATATGTTTTTAGAAGAACATATAAACTTCTCACCTGATTAAGACTTAGTACTCGAGTAGGAAAGTTTCCCTCGTCGTAACTCTCATAGTAAGACGCATGCAAGGACACACACAAATGGTAATATTTACGGTCCTCGCGAGTCAAATTTTGAGATATTTAAACAACAAGAGCATTTTAGAGTATTGCAGATTATCATAAATTACATCTATCAATCACGTAGATAACCAATCGGGGAACGATTGGAAGTTGCAGTTCTCGGCGTGCTACGGGCATTTGGGTATTTATGCTCCCTGACCTTGAGAGTGCGGAGAAGTAAAGTCCGCGGTGCTATGACCAACCACCACCAGTTGGTGTTATAGTTGCGACCCCCTCACCATTTTTCTTATACTTAGTCTTTACTTATTATTGCTTAGTAAATGGTTTTCCCTGCTTGGTCATAGCCATATACAAGTCAGATATATGGTTCCAAGTCATAGAAGCAGGTACGAACATCTATTCCACAAATTTTACATAAAGCTAAAATATATGATACAGTGAGGGGATCTTCCAGCGTGTGGTAGATCACTCGATCATAGCTGCAATACACTCAGT